ATTTTAACATTACGTGTTAAAATAGTCAACTAAGTTTAATACATTGTTGTTAAATTTGTTTACAAGTTCATAGGAAAGGAGTTTTAAAATGGCTGACATTGCGGAAATTACACAAAAAGATAGAGAAAAAATCAAATCATATGTTGAGAATTCTAATTTCCTAACCTACAAGATGCTTGCAGACAGATTCGGAATCGATAAGAGCTACCTGTCTTTAATTTTAAATGGCAAGAGAACATCCGCCGAAGCTAACAAGATTATCGATTCGATTATAGCGATGTATGAACTTTGAGATAGGAGGGAGATTATGCCTGAAATTGATGAAAAAACTATTCAACTTATTTTGAAAAAGTACATTCCTAAGCGATACCTGAACCAGCGTGAGGCTTGTATCTACGCTGGGACAAGTCCAAAGACTATGAATGCATGGATTAAGCGAGGACTGAAGCAAATCGTTCTTGATGATGAGAGTAACCCAAAATACGATGTTCGAGATATCGACGCTTTCATGGAAGAACACAAAATCGGGATCGGGAAGCACCACTGACTGATAAGGAGATTATACCAAAGAAAGGAGAATGACATTGAATGAAGTTTCAACAAATTTTGACTATTCAATAGTAGATGATACCACTGCACAATTTTTAAAAGTTAAAGAACAAGAACTACAATCAATCGTTCTAAACAGTTCCATCCAGTTAGGTGAAACCCTTATCGAAGCGCAGGACAAGCTTGCCAAGTATGGAGAAGGAACATTCGTAAAGTGGTTCGAATCAATCGGTTTGAAAAGGCAAAGTGTGTACAACTATATCAATCAATGTAAGTTTTTCCATCAAATGGAAAAAGTCGAACAAATCGAAATGTTTCAAGAACTACCAACCACACTCAAAACAGAAATATCTAAACCGTCAGCTAAACCAGAAGCGGTAGAAATGGTGCTCTCAGGTGATATAAAAACCACCAAAGAATACAGAGAACTTGAAAAGCAGCTAAAAGCTAAGGATGAGCAAATTAAACTACAAGCCCAGATGATTGATGATCTGAATGAGCAAGAAACGGAAGTAATTGAAAAAGAAGTCATTGTCGAAAAGGTTCCGGACGACTACCAGCAGCTTAAGCAATCTACGAAGATCGTTGATGAAATCACCAGAGAAAACCAAGCGCTTAAAGCTGAACAGGAAGCTTTAAAACAACGGATAGCGGATTCCGAAAAAGCGTTGCAAGAAAAAGCGAAGGTTGAAAATGTTGAACTAGAACAAGCGCAACTAAAGCGTTTGAAACGAGATGCTGATATCAGTGTTCATAAACTCATTATCAATATGAATCAATTTGTTAAAGAACAAGCGGTAACGGTATACGATTCGCAAGCAATTGCTGGTGCGAACGATGAGACAAAACAAAAACTCACGGATTCAATTTCCAGAGTTGAAAAATTACTAAAACAAATCAAACAAGAAATCGGAGGAGAAGTAGCATGGGTAATCAATTAATGGAAAACAGCACGATCGCATTGATCCACACATTGGAAACACAAGGCAAACAAAGTGAAGCGCTGGTAAGTTTGTTGCGTGAAATGGGAAATGTCAAAGAAGAAATGATTGAGCTGAAAGACGAAGTAAAAGAGCACGTCAATGAAAGCCGCTCGCTGTATGAAAAAATGTCTGAGCAAGTCACTATCACGTATGAAGAGCAAAAGGAATTGCGCTCAATTGTCAGCAAACTAGCCATTAGCTTAACCGAAGAACACCAAAAGCGCCAAGGTAAAACATACAGCGGCAATCTATTTAAAGCTTGGAAAGGCATGTTCATGAGTCGTATCCACTCTAAGCTTAAGAAACGCATGAACGTTGTCCGTTACACATCAATTAAACGAGTGGACTACGACGAAGCTTTAGCTTATTTAAATGTACTAACCTACGAACACTTTAGTCTGGCAGATTTGCAAGCAACGCCTGCAGTATTGAACGTTTTGGAGTTGGAGGAGAAATAATGGAATTTGAGAACGTCAAAGATGCGCTAAAAAGTGCAATGGAGTATGCCGAATCATCAAATTTACAAGTGGACGGAAAACCAGCAACTTACGAGGACTTTCAAGAGCTTATGAAAGAGCATATCTATGCTATTGCAGATTTATTAGGAATTGATGAAGTAACTGATCACAACTGGAGTATTGGATAAAGGAGCAAACACATTGAAAAACAAACTAGCAAAAACAACAGCAATCATCGGACTAGCACTAGGTAGCGGCGTTATCGGCTACGCAGCAAGCAACGCATTTCAGGATTTGGACACGATCAAAACAAACTTCAATACTGTCTTGCAATACGGACAAACCAAATCGCAACGTGTGTCAGAACTCGAATCACAGCTATCTAACAACACTCGCACACAAGAGCAGCTGAAAGCCGAAATCGAGCAAATCAAATCGGACAAGCAGAAAGAAATTGAAGCCAAGCAACGTGAAATCGAACAGAAGCAACAGGAGATCGCTACAAAGCAACAGGAAGCCGATAGCTTGCGCCAACAACTGTCCACAGTGCAAACAAAACGACAAGGAGCAGTTAGAACAGCGTGTGAGCGAGTTGAGACAGTATACGGATAAAAAAGTAGGGGAGCTGGGGAAATGATTAAGTCAGTCACTATAGCAGTTGAGGAAGATAGTGGATCGACAATGCAGCATACCGTCTCAACAAAAGAAGAAGCACTCGCTTTGATCGATCGTTATTTCAAGGAGGAGAAACTATGATTAAGAAATTTTGTATCTGGTATCTACGAATCACTGAAACACCAGTATTCCTAAATTTGGAAACAACGGACGGAGATATCAAACTTGCTGCAAAAAAAGGACCAGTATTCATGAGCTCCGACACAGGACCATATGGAGTCAGTCTTAACTACAAGAGCAAAAGGAAGGTGAGACGGTATGAATAGAGCTGAAGCGCTACGTATCGGCAAATTAATTGCTGACCGCTGGTAAAAGTATAACAAGCCTTTGATTCAATCAAAGCAGAATATTGAGAGGAGGAAAAAATGGCTAAGTACAGATGGCATGTGACGGTAAAAGGAAGAGATGACGTTGAGCTCGTCAGACATTATAAATGGGTGACGAATCTTTATAGGTTTATAGCGAGAAGTCATCGTTTTCTAGGCGAGAAAGAGTTAACGATTTATCGAAATGGCAGACCTTATGTTGATATACATTACAACGATGTAATCGCAAGGCTAAGCATGAACCGCAAGGAAGGGGAAGAACGCAAGTATTTAATGACAATAAAAAAGACCGACTAGCCGGCAAGCTTTAGTCAGTCAGAAACGAAAAAATATATACCTAAGTTTACCACAAATAAAGAGGAATGGGAAGATGTCAGATTATATCGCAACAAATTACGACAACCTGTTGCAAAACGAAAGCAGTCATGTGATGCCTAATATCCATTCTTTAGACGACAACGAGGAAGAAGTAGACCTGTCAGCACATTGGAATGAGGACGATAACGGAACGATTGTTCATGAATCGGATTGGATGTTTATAGGTTATCGAGAAAACAAAAATGGCACGCTTGCTAAATATGTCGTACAGCAAGAGAATTTCTTACTTGTAGTTGATGAATATGGGCCAAAATCACTGAGGATGGACATGATGAAAATTATCAGTGGTAAAGAATGGCTGAAGCAAAGACAGGAGGAATTTAAGTGAGCGAAACTACCTTAGTTGAGAAGTTGATCCAACTACGAAAAAAAGTTCCTTATATCAAGAAAGAACAAAAGCAATATATCAAATTTTCAGTGGTAAGTTCTGAAACAGTATTGACAGAGTTCAATACTCATATGAACGAACTGAATATTTATCTCAAAACAGAAGTAGTAAATAAAACTATTGAAAGACAAAAGATAGCTGTAAACGAGAAAACTAAGAAAGATATATTTAGCTATCTTGTAACGCTCGATATGAAGTATACGTGGATCAATGGTGACAATCCATCTGAAAGAGAAGAGGTAACATTCTCGGCAATTGCTGATGATGAAAATTCTTCGTATGCATACGGACAAGCTTTAACATATGCAGAAAAAACGTTCTTTATGAAAGAGTTTAATATTCCTGCGGATGACGTGGATCCTGATGTGTTTCAAAAAGAAATTCTAAAACGTATTCCAGCAAGCCCTGAACAAATCGAAGCCATACACATTCAGTTAGGAAAGCTAGAAGAATTAACAGAGCAACCGAAACTTGCGTTCTTAGAACAAGCAAAAATGACAAACGGTGTAAATGCGAAGAAAGCTCCTGAAGAGTTCACCGGATATGATTTTGGGATAGTAATGAACACCTTAACCGGATGGGTTAATGGATATGAAAAGAAAAAAAGTAAGAAGTGATGTAAATGAACAATCTATCGTATCTTGCAAAAATAACAAACGTTGACGGAGATAAAGTCACATTGCAGCTCAAAGAGTCGCTAAATATCGAACGTCTCAAAACAATCTTTGATGGATATGATGGCGAGAGACAAGCAGAAATATTCATCAAAGACCCACGAGGTTTCACAGTCGAACAGAGACGCTTCACATTCGCTTTAATGCAAGACATATACATTTACACTGGCGAACCATTAGAAAGCCTTAAAGACGTGTTCTATTGGCAATTTCGATACTTCACAGGGAAGAACATCAGCTTGTCGAATCAATCGGAGAACACAGTTGATGAAGTTTCAACACTAGATGAATTGATACTAGATTTTATCTTCGCAAATGACATTCCATTTCGTGAAGGCTATGAGATTCCGCCACAAAACATTCAGTATTTCTTTTATAAATGTTTAATGACTAGGACCTGCTGTAACTGTGGCAGGAAACCAGCTGATATCCACCACGTCGATGCTGTGGGAATGGGAAATAATCGAAAAAAGATCAACAACTCAGGAAGAAGATTTATGGCTTTATGTAGAGTTTGTCACACGAAAATTCATACTGAAGGATTTTCAGAATTTACAAATAAGCGATTATTGATGCCTATTAAGCTTAGCGATGAAGATTTGAGAAGATTGGGGATGAATGTCATTGATTGAAGTTTGGAAGGATGTAAAAAACTATGAAGGCCTTTATCAGGTCAGTAACTTAGGAAGAATTAGGACTTTGAGAGTATACAGAATCGCCGAAAACAGGCACGAGAAAACGATAAGAGTCCTTCGTTTAAATACTCATAGGCAAGGATATAAAACAATCACTCTAAGTAAAGGTGATTCTAGAAAGACATTCTTAGTCCATAGACTAGTTGCTCAATCTTTCATAGAGAACAAAAATAACAAACCAGAAGTAAATCATAAAGATGCTGATAAAAGTAATAATCGTGTTTCTAATTTAGAGTGGGTGACTGCAAAAGAAAATAGCCTTCATGCCACGCGGTTGAAAATTAAAAGTACAGAAAATGCAGTATCAACAATAAAGAGGCGTGTATACCTGTACGATAACGGAGACCTGATTAAAGAGTATGCGAGCGGCATGCAATGCGCCAGAGAATTGAATCTAAATTATAAATCCCTAAATAGCGCCTTAAATAGGGGATATAGATATAAAGGCCTGGACGTTAGGTATTAAAAACAAGTATCACGTTATTGGCATCAAGCTGAATCAAGACGAGATAAGGAAATTAAAGATAGGGGGATAACCTTGAGAACGATTAATGACAATTACAAACGTTTAAAAAATTCAAAAAATGAACTAAAAGCCCTTAGAGAGACGTTTATCAGGCAAGAGAAAAAGCTATTGCAAGAAATCGAATTACAAGAAAAATATATCGAGGAATTTAGCAATCGTGATGAAAAAACAGCTGTTGGAATGCAACTTGTGATTTGCAGAAAGTACGAAGATTGGGGAAAAGAGTTTAAGGTTCTATTGAATTTTGCCATCAGCAAGATTGAAAGTGGATATCTGCCAGAGTTGCTTTCAAATAGAGAAGTTTTTGGATATTGGTACAACAGTGGATTTCAGTCAGGGTATTCTAGAGTAATCGGCAGATTTGTGGGAGAAACATACGGCCACGAGCGGGCACAAATTAGATTCGCTGATGAAATGTATGAAGATGGTTATGAACTTACAACTCAAGATACTTTAGCAATATTATCCTACTTGACGCATTTGTTGTCCGATTCAAAGGAGGGATAACGTGGCAGAAATAAGTTGGATTAAGCTTAAGACGACAATGTTTGATGATGAAAAAATAAGGTTAATTCAAGCTGTTCCTGAGTCAGATGCAATCTTAGTCATTTGGATAAGACTTCTCGTATTAGCAGGGAAGACTAATGATGATGGCTTGATCTATATACAAAGAAATATGCCCTATTCAGAAGAAATGCTAGCAACCCTTTTTGGTAAAAACGTCAACACAGTTAGATTAGCGCTGACGACCTTAGCTAGTTTCAACATGATCGATCTTAGCAACGATGGCTTAATAGCAATTAGTAATTGGGAAAAGCATCAAAATGTTGAAGGCATGGAAAAGGTTAGAGAGCAAAATCGATTAAGGGCGAAAAAACATTATGAGAAAAAGAAAAATTCTAACGTTAGTCTAACGTTAGATATAACGCAACCTAACGCAACAGATATAGATAAAGAATTAGATAAAGAAAGAGATATAGATAAAGAGAAAATACCTTATAGCGACATCATCAAATACTTGAACGAAGCAACAAGTAAATCATTCAAAGTTACTCAGAAATGGAAAGACCTGATCAAAGCAAGATGGAACGAAGGTCAACGATTAGATGATTTCAAAAAAGTAATTGATGTGAAAACAAACCAATGGTTGAACAACCAAGAAATGAATAAGTATCTAAGACCAGCAACACTCTTTGGAAATAAGTTTGATGATTATTTGAATGAGTATCGTCCACAAGTTAATTCTTCAATCTCCGATGAAATCGCTGAATCACAAAGGAGGTTGTTAGAAGCATATGAACAATGAACTTAGATTAGTTGCTGAGATGCTTAACAATCCCTCAATCATCACAAACATTGATATCGATTCAGAATGGTTTGAAAGTCCTCAGTGCAAACTGATTGTCGAAGCTATGACGAGACTGCGAGGAATGAAATACACCACTGAACAGGTCCATCGAGAAATGCGCACCATTGACTACTTCAAAGCAGGGACAGCAGATGAATTAGATATCTTGAAGAATTCTGCGAATCAGCTTGGAATTGAAAGAGAACTAGCAAGGATCATACACAATGATTATCTTGATCGCAAGTTGCACTCAGCGTCCATAAAATACGCTGAGACGCTTTCTAAGACAGATGGGGATAAGTTATCCAGATTGCTAGAAGAAAAGCGTGACGTAAACCATATTAAGTCTGATGGCAAACTGGATAAAGCTTTCTCTGAATTCTCGGAGAACTTAGATAAACCAAGCGATGTTCTGACGACATATAAACCGCTAGATGCATTTCTTGGCGGTGGAATAACTGGGGGCAAGCTGATTGTCTTAGCAGGAAGACCGGCTACAGGGAAAACGGCGTTTGCTTTAAACATCATGCACAGATTGTTTACAGATAACGAAAATGTACAGTGCGACTTTTTCACTTTTGAAATGGGACAAAACGAGCTAATGACTCGACTGGTTTCAAAAGAGACACATATCAATTCACTTCTATTCGTGGGTAAGGATAAGCTGTCACAGGAAAATAAAGTCAAAGCACGCAAAGCTTATGAGGAAATGAAAAATACATTTGACCTACGTGTCTATACATCCGAGTATTCAAACTTGAACGATATCAAATACGCAATTAAGCAACGATTGAGTGATAAGAAGTATGTCGTGTTTGTAGACTATGCAGGTCTGATCACAGTGAACGATACTCGCAAAAATGAGCGTCAAGTGATGAACGAAGTCACACGAGAGTTGAAGAAGCTTACAACAGACTATGGAATCACCATTGTGTTGCTAGCTCAGTTAAGCAGGGCAGTCGAACAGAGACAAGACAAGCGACCAATGCTCAGTGATTTGAAAGAATCTGGATCATTAGAACAAGATGCGAATGTCACACTCTTGCTTTCTGCTGACGATAAAGACAGTCGCAAGATTCGATGCGATGTAGCCAAAAACAGAGAAGGCATGACAGGAGTTGCGCCATTTATCTTTGACAAGAAGTTTATGGATTTCTCAGTAGACTTTGACGAATGGAGAGGTTAGATGGACGGACAAACATATCTGGCTATCTTCAAAGAAAACGGCCTTGTGCGATCGGACTTAGTAAGGATATTGGAAAATCAAGTTAAGGTGTTTGAAGAAAACAGCATGCCAGCGAACGCAGAAGAAGCTAAGTGGTTGGCGATCGAAATAGCCGAGGAAGAAAAAGCACAAGGTTATCCATTCTTAAATGGCAATGAAACTAGAGAACAAATCGCACAACGATACTTGAAAGCGAGGGGAATGTTCTGATCATCACGATACCAGGAGAGCTAACAGACTTAAACAAATTCATCAATAGCCAGCGGACGAACCGATATGCGGGAGCTAAGTTGAAAAAGGAGAACACGGAAAAATGTTGCTATGCATTCTTGATGGCGAAAGCGACAGGTCTGAGAGTGACAACGCCAATCAACTTGAAAATCACTTGGTACTGCAAAAACAAGCGCAAGGATCCCGATAATGTGGCTTTTGGTGTCAAGTTTATATTAGATGGCATGCAGGAATCAAGAATGATTGAAAACGATGGATTCAATGAAATCAAGGAAATTCACCATTGTTTTGCGATTGATAAAGATTGCCCAAGAGTTGAAATTGAGATATTGGAGGAATGAATGTGAGTGAAATTAAAACACTAGCAAAAGAATTGCAGGACTATACAAGAGTTGTTGGTAGCCACAATAAACATATACAGACTTTAGCGAACCGTCTAGTGGAATTAACTGAACAACCGAAACTCAATCCAAATCAGCAGATTGTGTTGGAGTGGTTGAAAGACTATTGCGATAACTCAAAATGGCCATTTCCTTTTTACGTGGTAAAGCATGCAGTACATGAAATGCCAGCGAGTACCTTTGGTTTTTATGATGATTTTACTGAAGAAGAAGAATTCGAAGTCCTAGCAGCTTTTGCTCAATGGGGAAGGGAACAGGTAGAAGCAAAATGATAAAAACGTATGAAATACGTGGTAGGAATCCATTGAGAATCAATGACGATGATCAAGGCGAACACTATAAAACACTCACGTTTACCGTAGGATATGGATATATCGCTGCACCACTTAGCAAACCAAAAGTAAAAGAACTTATAAAAGACTTAGAAAAATGGTTGGAGGAAGCAAAATGATAAACAATTTAACTTTGGTCGGAAGACTAACGAAAGATCCTGATTTGAAATACACAGGCAACGGAACCGCAGTTGCCACCTTCACATTAGCTGTGAATCGCAACTTCACAAATCAGAGCGGAGAGCGAGAAGCGGATTTTATCAACTGCGTGATTTGGAGAAAGCCAGCTGAAGCATTAGCGAACTATGCGAAAAAAGGCGTGTTGATCGGAGTAACAGGGCGGATTCAAACTCGTTCTTACGATAACCAACAAGGACAAAAAGTTTATGTCACCGAAGTGATTGCGGATAACTTTCAGTTGCTAGAAAGTAAAAATAGCAATTCTGGGCAAAATACGCAAGGTAGCGGCGTTTCAAATAGTCAAACGAATAATTACACTCGCAAACAACAAAACCACAACAACGATGAATCAGACCCATTTGGAAACTCGTCTATCGATATTGATAATCAAGACCTTCCATTTTGAGAGGTGAGCAGATATGGAATTGAAACAGGCGGAATTTTTAAAGGCGAGCTCGTTAACTAAATTCATTAACAACAGAAAAATAAAACAAAGCGATATACAAGCGATCGTACGCAACGAGGGGATTTACACCGTATTTTATTGGGAAAATCACTATCAGTATTAAGAGGTGAGCAGATGACACCAACACAAGAAAGCATACGCAAACTATCAGATAAAGAGTTAATAGCACAGCTGAAGATCGTGCGAAGCGCACAAAGGCGATTTGATTTCCGTGAAAAATGGATTTGTGAAGAAATGGAACGGAGGAGTAAAGCATGAAACTAGCAGACACAGTAACAGGCGTGCAGGACGGCAAGTATAGCCCACCGCCACGTGTAGTCAGAAAGCAACGTAGAGTAAAAGCAGGCATCGAGTATTGGTGCGTGACCGAACGTTTTAAAACACCTTTCAAAGCAGTGTGTGTCAAAGTACTTGAGAACTCAGCTATTGTGACGTTTGGCAGCAATCGGACAGTTGTTAAATTGTGAAATATGAAGAGGGTGGAATGATGGCTAACAAAGAAGATTTGTATCGGTTGGAAAAGTTAGTTAATACGCCAGATGCTGATGAAGACGAAATCAGAGTTTTGAGAAAGGCTTTGTGGGGAAAGAGTTACGATCGACCAAAGCAGAATAGATACAACTCAACGCCAGTCAGATTTACTTTTCCAGATGGAGAAGTCAAAGAATTCAGCACACAGCGTGAAGCCGCAGAGATGTCAGGACTGAACAAATGGACTTTGGATCGAGCATGCAGATTGCAGATACCTTTGAAGAAAGGCAATTTCGCAGGTGCAACGGTCGAGATATTGAGTCAGTAATTGGAAGAAATACACAACTAGAGAGGATAAAAACAAATGGAAAAATTTGAAATCGAATTAGTAAGACGTGACAAAGTAAAAGTTGAACTTGATCCAAAATATTTCACTGAGGAATGGCTAGAAGAATTTCGGCAGTATTTTTATGATTTCTTCACTTTAAAGGAGTGCGCAGAACACATTGTTTACAACGTAGTACACAATAATGCAACAGAGATTGAAGGTTTCGGCATTCCACTTCGAGATGGTAAACGTCCATATTGGATTAAAGATAATCAAGAAGTAAATGAGCATATCAACGTTATCTACAACTCATACGCCACTGATGTTGAATACGAGTGATTCTACAATCGACAGAAATAACGGAATACGGAGGGCGAGAAAATGAGTAAAGAAATGCACGGAAAATGGATGTGTTCTATAGATGAAGAACAATGGCAAGCCGCTGAATATTTTGACACTAAAGAAGAAGCAGTGGGATTTGGTATCAAGTCAATTCAAACATTTAACAAAAATCCAGAAGACGGGTGTTTGGATGATGAAATGGGAAGTACACCAGAAGAAGTTGTAACTAGCTTTTATGTGGGACAAGCATTCTGTCCAGGGATACCTTTCAACGTTGATGATTTACTAGAACGTATACAGGAAGCTGCTTATGAAGACGGGGGAGAGTTTGCCGAAGACTATTTAGATGATGTAACAAAAGAACACAGGGAAGAACTAGATGACTTAATTCAAAACTGGTTCATAAAGCACAAATATTTACCTAACTGGTACAACATTTATGAAATTGATGAAATTAGTGTGAGCTGATTCCACTAACCACCAAAATAACCAACTAGAAAGGAATGGTATTAATGGAATATCACAAAGATACAATTGAAAAACTAAAAGAAAAAGTTAGCGATAGCTGATTGTCAGAGAGGTGATAAAAATCTTAGCTACTGACTATATAGATTCTCATAAGGATAAGAATGGGAACGTGCCGATCCTACTGAATTGTGGTGTGAAGCATAAGAACAGAATTATCGTCCTAAGGGTATCAGCTGATTTTGCAAAGTGGATTTACTTAACATCGGGAACAGGTGCTTACTACACAAGTGCAATAAGGACCGTTGACAATCAAAATGTATTCGGAGTAACAGAATTATATGCGGATCATTTTCCAAACTTGAGAATAGAACAGGAGGGATAAGAATGAAATATATCATTACCACTGACAATGAGGAACAGGGGTGGCTTGATTCCTTTAATGATTGGGCAGGTCATTCTTACAAAATGAATCAAGAGATTAAAGAAGATCATCTTGATTGTGTAGAGACGAATATTGAAAGGTTTAATAATGAGGTTGCTTGTGGGCCCGCTATTCGTTTGATTGAACAGGAGGGATAAGATGGTACCAAAATATAGATGTTGGTTTAAAGATACTGGAACACAAGCTGCTCACATGGTTGAATGGCATGAATTAAGAGAATTCAAAGCATTGGGGGATTTGCTTAAGTACAGCGGAGAAAACAAATTGTTTCACCTCATGCAATCCACTGGCTTAAAGGACAAGAACGGTGTGGATATTTTTGAAGGCGACGTTGTAAAAGTATCTGACGGGGGCAACGAAGAAGACAGCTACACCAGTGTGGTTAAGAATTATGCGGACGAGGGTTACCCAGCCTTTGATATTGAAGCTCCCAGCTCGTGGTATTACGAAAGCAACGTTTTGTCTACAATTATGGGGGGAGATTACGAGACAATCGAAGTTATCGGCAATGTTTGGGAGAACCCAAACCTACTGGAGCAAACCTATGAAAACTAGTTATTCTATCATCATAATACTGCTACTGATGATCGCTGGTCTAAGTTGGCTATCCTATACAATAATTGACCAGCAGAAGCAGATTGAACAGTTAGAACAACAGTTAGAAGAAGTACAAATGAAGTATGAAATTATCAAAAATGATCCGTTAGCTAGAGATGCACTGGAAGCAGGAGGGTAAATAATGACACTTGATGAAACGAGTCAAAGATTGCTTGCTAGTACCCGTGAATCGATTGAGCAAATAGTAAACGGTATATCGAATGCTTTTAGGCTATTCGGTGCTTCGATGGATGAAGCTGTTCTAAATATTAGAATCAAACAATCAAGAGATCCAAGAGTCAAGAAGTATCATCAAATCTATCGTAGGACAAAAAGATCCAGAATCAAGAAAAAGCAGCTGAAGAAAATCAAGGCTATTTTGTAGGTGGTGGATGACTATGACTTATATAGTGTTAGGATTCGTGGCATTTGTTGCGATTATATTCGTAGGTGTTGTGGTTGGTAAGAGTTTGGACAATGAGGAGGGCAAGTGATTGGAGAAATGGCGTGTTGAACGAGTCAAGGCAGTGCTGAAAGATTACCGAGATACGGATAAGTACGTCAAGAAGCTTGAAGAAGAGATACGTGTTCCGTATCGGGAAGAGGATATAAATGGAGATATCAAGGGGTCCAGAAGCGACAGTGATACAATGTTTGGCACATTGTGGACCATTGAAACAGACAAGCAGATCCGGCGCTTGAAACGCAATAAGCAGATTGTGGAAGAGCTTCTGGATGAATGCGGCAGTGACACTGAGACGATCATTCGAGAGTTGTATATCAAACGATTTCCGCAATACACTATGCAAGGTTTGGTGGAACAGAGAATTATTCTTGCTAGTGTGAGTACGGCGAAGAGATTACGTAATAAGTTTTTTGAAGAAGTCGATAAACAGCTTGATTTATGAACCTTTTTTGAACTTTTTGAGGTATGGAAATGTTATAAAATAGTATTATCAGATATCGCCCACAAGCACAACGGCATTCAACCTCCTTTTGAGGCGATAGTATTTAGTTTCGTAATTATCCATGGGACAGGTTATTCTTTTTGAGGGGACATATTATAGGATGGATAAACCGTTACTAAATATTTCCAAAGGAGAATGTATATGAATAATCAAATGTTAAGGATCAGGAAAGCTTCTAAAGAATTAGCTGCTTATTTAAAGGCACATCCTAACGATAAAGTTATTGTCAGGAATGGATTGTTGATATTTCCCCGAGAAATAGATTTTATTCATTCCTTGAATGTAAGTCTAGAAGAGAACTTGAAGGTTATTCGGAATAATAGTTAGTATCTAAGAAGTCACTCGTAGCGAGTGGCTTCTTATTTTGGATGAAGCGAGGTGGCAATCATTTTAACATGGACAGAAGAGCAGGCAAATCGCTTGAGGGAATTAGTCAATGGCGGCGAAGGCACTAAGGAAATAGCAGCTATATTAACAAACGAGTTCGGTCGAGAGTTTACTTATCATAGTGTACGACATAAGCGTAGACGATTAGATGATGCGTCACCTCGTGACATAGACAGACAATCAATCAACGAAAATAAGCGGTATAACGCAGATGGAACTATTTCGCAAGCTGAATTTGATGTAAAGATGGCTTTCTACCAGAAGGACAGTAAAACACCAGAAGATATCCTAACGTACAAGGGTTATAATCCAGAAGAGTGGGAAATATCTCAAGTAACAACTAACGAGTGGACCACAACAACTGCCGATATTCAGAAGTGGAACCAACAGTTGAAGTTTGTGGTTAAGCCAAAACATAAGGCATTCGATGTATCAGCATTCACCGAATCAATCGAGCCAGTAAAGCTAACCGCAATCAAGACGGGTGACAGAAACTTATTCATCGGTTTGGCTGATTGGCATTTTGGTATCACTAAGCTAGAGGATTTACAAGATAAGCTCGCAAGAATGATTGAAGTTATCTCAAAAGGCTATAAGCAGATTGTTATTGGTCAGCTTGGAGATTTATTCCATAGCAGTCAAATTAAGAAGTCAGTCACGATGGCTGGCACACAATTGGATGACGTGGATATGGAGCAAGCGATTAAAGACGCTCGCTCCTTTTTTGACGTGTTGATTACTGAGTGCGTGAGACATTCGAAGCAAGTGACTGTTGAACACGCTGAAGGGAATCATAGTGGATCGATCGAGTATATGTTTCTCCTATATCTTGAAGCCAAGTACCCAGATATCCAAGTGCATGCGCACAACAAATATCGACAAGCGTTCATGTTGGATAACGTGGCGATCATGATTACTCATGGGCAGTATGGCAAGCGGAAGGATTTGCCGATGCTATTTGCTACTGAGTTTAGCGATATATGGAGTAAGGCAACTACACGGGAGATAATCACTGGTCATTTTCACACGCAACAGACAAACGATTATCAAGGTGTGATCCATCGTCAGTTAGGGACCATTAAGCCGAATGACAACTATGAGATTGAGAATGGCTGGACGATGGGCAAGAAGGTGCTGCAGTTGTTTGAATATGATAGCGAAAGGTTGAGGGTTACGTATGACATTTAAAGGACAAAAAGTGTATGCAGTCATTAAAAAGGGATTCAAGATTAGCATGGTATGCAACAATCCGTTTCCTCAACCGGAAATCGAACCATTTGGAGATATTGTGGACATCTATTCGATAATGGCAAATAAAGAAGATGCTGTACGAACGGCTGAGCAATTAACGGAACAAAATTATTTTTATCAATACGAAGTTCGTGAATATGAGTTGGGGTGACTGATATGCATTACTATTACATCCAACTATCAATAGGAATACTAAGGCATAAGAACATCCGACAAGCGGAGTTGAAACCTAAGCACACATTGCTTGAATGCTATAAGCAATTTGATGACGAGTATATCGATCGGCATAGGTTGATATACATTGGGCGTGGTTGGAAGAGTGATCCGCATATTGCAGAGAGGTTAAGGAGGTATGGAATGTGAAATTAAACTGCATCTTAAATTGTGATGATATTAAATGAATCGCTATGCAAGACCAAGAGACGACATTGATAAGCTTTATAAAACTACTAGGTGGAGGAAGCTAAGAAAGACGATCATCCAACGTGACTTTGGTTTATGCCAAGAGTGTAAGAGACGTAAGAGATACACAAAAGGTACAGTGGTCCATCACATTGTAGAAGCAAGGGAAGATATTACACTCTTCTGGTGTGAGAACAACTTAGAGTTAGTGTGCGATGCTTGCCATAACCGAGAACACCCAGAACGAAGTGGAGGAAAGGCAAAAGTAAAGACTAAGAGCAATGTGGTTAAATTCTTTGCAAATAATGAAAGATGACTAGAAATCATGATAAATCAACAATAGCCCCCCTACTGTCGAAAGTTTTTAGGAGGGCCGGCGAAGAACGGTGCAGTCTTTCCTTCACAAAATTACCGCTTTTCAACTTTTTTAAAGAAAGAGCTGACCAAGCTTATTGATCAGCTACAAACGGTTCTATTGTTTTTCCCATTTATTCCCTTTTTCAGAAGTTGGTGGTAATCTATCGCCTGGATCGATATTTACTTCTCTTCCGCCTGGTACTTTACCGCCTCGAGGACCAACTTCTTTATAAGTTCCTTTGGGTTTGTTGTCTTCGCCAGGTTTGTATAGTTCTCCCATTTGTATGCCTCCTAGTTATATTTCGACGTATCTCAGTCGATATCATTATTATAATACTATTGATATCGTTTTCAATATTTTTTTATAAAGAAGGTGATAAGATGCCGCAACCAGCAAAAAGCGCAAAATTACAATTGTTAAACGGTAATCCAAACAAAAAGAATACCAAGGATTTAAAAAAGCGCGCTGAAGCGGAAGAGAAGCTTCAAATGCGCACTGACAAAATAAAGGCTCCTAACTGGTTAGATAATACAGCAGTTAGGGCCTTTAAATTTTTGTCAGAAGAATTGCTCCATATTGAATTGATTACCAACGGAGACGTTTATCCCTTAGCGATGTATTGCTATTGGTACTCAGAACATATGAAACTCCAAGCACAAGCAAGTTTAGTTCAGGCTGAGAATCCTGAGTCTATCGGTAATCCTTTGATTAAGCAACTTGATACTTGTTCAAAAAATATGCGTTCTTTTGGTAGTGACTTAGGACTATCACCTTCTGCAAGAGCAAAACTGGCTATAAAAATGGCTCAAGATGAAGATGATGACGATGACTACTAAACCAATTATTGATATGACTTATACCGAGCTAGAAGCTTGGTGGGAGGACTTTAAAAATGGGATGGCAAGTTGGGGAGGCTATTTGCTAGAGCCTTATCCCGAGCTTCTTACAACATGGTATGCGGAAAGAGTTATTGACTTCGGTAATTTGCCAAACCAACAAGAATGGTCTCCTTGGGATCCTCAAATGCCGGCAAGTGAATTGGTTATTTTGGCAGCAAAAAGGCACCTTAGAGATCTGAAAAGACAGGGGACTGATGGTTTTCCTTGGGTGTTCGACGAAGAAAAAGCGCACAGGCCAATTCGTTTTCTCGAAAAGAAGTGTAAGCCATCTAAAGGAGATTTTAACCAGATTGTTGCACAACCTTGGCAACATTTTATTATAGGTGGAACTTATGGATGGGTTCATAGAGATACAGGTATTAGGAAATATCGTGAAGCATTAGAATTTGTAGGTCGTAAAAACGGTAAAACAACGATTGTATCAGGACTTTCCAACTATATGTTGGGGGAGGACGGAGAGAATGGGGCTAATGTATACATCCTAGCAAACTCGCAGAAGCAATCTAATATTTTGTTTGAAGAAGCTAAAGCAATGATTGAAGCTTCACCATATTTAACTAAAAGGTTCAAGGCAATGGCAAGAGAAATTAAGTTTCCAGCTAAAAACTGCGTTATGGTTGCGATGTCAGCGGAGAAGAAAAAAGATGGAGAAAACTTACATTTCGGATGTTTTGACGAAGTTCATGATTTCGTCAATTATATTTTAATAAATGTCATGAAAAGATCTCGCGGAATGCGACGGCAACCACTGATAATGTATATTACTACAGCAGGTACGGTTTTAGATGGACCTTTGATGGATTTCTATGAAAACGGAAAGGATTGTTTGGAACATTTAGAAGATGATCTAGATGAACGGTTCTTTTACTATTTAGCACAACTTGATAATGCTTCAGAAGCTGATAATCCTAAGATGTGGATAAAAGCAAATCCTAACCTGTGTTTAATGGATGTTGTTAATTTAATAACTGACTACAAACAAGATAAAAAAAATCCACAAGAGCTTGCTGATTGGATAACGAAACAGTTTAACCTTTTCTCTGATATTGATGAATTATCCTTCTTAGATATGCAGACAATAAATCAAAACGAAAAGGTGATAGATTTTGAAACCTTAGTTGGTAGAGAAGCGGTAGCCGGATATGACTTAGCTGAAACGGAAGATTTTACCTCAGCGGATTTGGAATTCCCATTATTGGAAACTGGTGAAATTGCGGTCTTGGAACATAGTTGGATAAGTCAAGCGAGATATGATAAAGATAATAATCAACAGAGGCTAGATGCATGGATTAAAGAAGGTTCACTTACAATAACTCCTGGATCATATGTGGATTATCAATATGTTTTCGATTGGTTTGTCGAGCAATCCAAGAAATATAAAATATCAAAAATACGATACGACCGTAGAAATAGCCTGATTTTGAATCAGATGCTAATTGACTACGGTTTTGTTATGGAAGAAGCAATACAAGGTTACTTAACATTGGGTGGACCAATGAAACACCTCAAAGAAATGTTTTTATCTGGAAAAGTAATTTATAACCGAAAAAAGATGTTTCGATGGTATTTGAGTAATGTGAAACTAATCAAAGATAGGAATGGAAATTGGATGCCGACAAAACAATCTAAATCTCGTAAAATCGATGGATTTGCGGCTTTGTTAAACAGTCATTGTTCTGTGGTTGAGATGTTTGCTAAGCCTCAAGGAAATGGGAATGTTGGGTTCATATCTGTTAGAGACATGTTGAAGCGATGAAGGGAGGTGGAACGGTGAACATATTTCAAAAGGTAGTCAATAAATTGACTCCTGGATTTGTAAGACAATCGATTATCAATGATTATTCAACTAAGAGCGATTTTACTAAATGGTTCGGGCGAACCTTTTTTGGAATTGAAAATGGAACACTTGAAACGAATGAAAATATTTTTTCTATTGTTTCAAGGTTAGCTAATACTCTATCAAGTCTCCCGTTTAAAAAGTATAAAAATTATGATCAACAGTTTGATGAACAAATGGATAGGCTTGTTTATTATCCCAACCCTAATCAAACGCTAGATACTGTGATAAACGTCTTAGAAGTGAGTAGAAACACGAACGGAAATGGATACGCGCTGATTTTCAGAGATTTTCGTGGCCGATTTGATAAGTTGGTCCCTTTCAATCCTAATTATGTTGAACCGGTGGTTGAACAAGATTCAAATGAGCTCTGGTATCAAGTGAATAGCGATGGAAAAACTTTCTTTTTCCACAATTCGGATGTTATTCATGTAAGACATATCGCAGGGAATGGTAATTGGAAGGGAATTAGCCCGATTGCTGTTTTAAAGAACTCAAATGAATTTGATAAGGCAGTTAGACAGTTTTCTTTAAAAGAAATGCAGTCATTAAGAGATTCATTCATTTTGACTTACTCAGCAAGTGTGGATGAAGAAAAAAGGCAAGCGGTTGTTGATGATTTTAAACGATTTTATGAAGAAAACGGCGGGGTTTTGTTTCAGGAACCAGGTGTTGAAATTAAAGAGATGGAACGCAGTTTTGTGGCGGGAGATATGAAAATATCAGAGGATATTACTAGAGATAGAATTGCTAATGTCTATAATGTCCCTGGAGTCTTTCTCAATAAATCGAGCGATAGTTTTTCTTCGAATGAGCAGTTGATGCAACTGTTTGTAAACATGACTCTTTCTCCAATTGTTAAACAATATGAGCGTGAATTTAACAAAAAGATTCTAACTTCGAGCGAGCGAATCGAAGGAGTATATTTCAAATTTAATTTAAATGCCCTTCTAAGAGGAGATTCGGCTGCGAGACAGGCGTTTTATCACGGCGCTATCCGAGATGGTTGGATGACTCAAGACGAAGTCAGAATGTTAGAAGAGTTACCACCGAAGGGCGGTAAAGCCTCTGAATTATGGATATCCGGCGATATGTATCCATTGGAAATGGATCCTACATTACGAAAATCAAATAAAAGCACTCAAGACGTAACTGAAAAAAGTTAGGTCTTTTTATTTTGCCTTGAAGGGAGGTGGAAAAGTGAAAAAGTTTTGGGAAGTAAAGCAGTCAGCCAATACAAAAGAGGCTGACATCTCGATTTATGGAGAAATTGTCTCATATAAATGGGATGACACCGACACGACAGCGGCTAGTTTCCAAAAAGATTTAAAGGCATTAGGTGATATTGAACAGATTAATTTACATGTGAATTCCCCTGGCGGGTCTGTTTTCGAAGGAATTGCAATTGGAAACATGCTGAAACAACACAAAGCGACGGTCGTAGCGCATGTAGACGCTTTGGCTGCCTCAATTGCAAGTGTGATAGTCGCTAGTGCTGACAAGGTAGTAATGCCTGAGAACAGCATGTTAATGATTCATAACCCTTGGACCTACAGCGTAGGCAATGCTAAAGCGTTACGCAAACAAGCAGATGACTTAGACAAAATCGCAGAGTCTTCAGTAATCACTTACTTATCTAAAGGCGGCGACAAGCTAAGCGAAGCAAAGATCAAGCAAATCATGGATGAAGAAACATGGCTATCAGCAGTTGAAGCGTTAGAAATTGGGTTATGCGACGAAGTTTCAGAGACAGTGCAAATTGCTGCTTGTGTTAGCAAGGAATTGTTTCAAAAGTATAACAACGTTCCTAAAGAGTTTGAATCAACGACTCAATCGCTAAACGAAAAAAAAGCTAGACAAAAAATGATCGAAGAAGCAAAACAAAACAACGCCTTGATTGGCGCAATTATAGGAGGACTTTAATAAATGAAAACAATTTTCGAATTAAAACAAGATATGGCTACAATTGGTAACCAAATTCAAAAAACAAATGATGATATTACTCAAAAAGCTGCTGATCCGAAAACATCTATGGATGAATTGAATCAATTGAATCAAACAAAGGGAGATTTACAGCAACGATTTGAAATTATCAAAAATCAGCATGACCAATTAGAAGCCGAGCAGAAAGCTAGCTTAGCAAAAGGGAGCTTCTCAGACTCAAGCGATCCTAAACAAAAAGTAATTGATGCTAAAGCTGAATTAATCCGCAAAACAATGGCAAAAGAAGCAGTGCCAACAGATGTATACCAGGTATTAGGTGACGATAGTACAGGTGGAGGTAAATTCTTGCCTAAGACTGTTGCTAATGATGTTATCTCTGATCCTGTGGTTAAAAATCAGCTACGCGGTTTGTCAACTATTACAAGCATTCCAAATTTGGAGATTCCAAAAGTAACTTTCACGCTCGATGACGATGACTTTATTGCGGACAAAGAAACAGCTAAAGAGCTTAAAGCAACAGGTGATACAGTTTCGTTTACACGCAATAAATTCAAAGTATTTACAGGTATTTCAGAAACTATTCTGCTGGGAACAAACACTAATCTTGTCACTACTGTAGAAGCTAATTTGCAATCTGGGGTGGCGGCTAAAGAACGTAAAGTAGCATTCGCAACAACGCCAAAAACTGGTGAAGAACACATGAGTTTTTATGATACGACTGTTGTTAACATTAAAAAAATCGAAGCAGCTGATATGTACAAAGCTATTAAGGGAGCAGTTGCAGATTTGCATGAAGACTACCGAGAAAATGCAAAAATTGTTATGCGTTATGCTGACTATCTTGAAATTATTGAAACGTTAGCGAATGGAAATGCTACATTATACACTGCACAACCAGAGCAAATTTTAGGTAAACCGGTTGTATTCAGTGATGCAGCAGTGACGCCAGTCATTGGTGACTTCTCATATTCTCATTTCAACTATGATATCAATGCGTTATACGAACAGGACAAAGACGTTAAGACTGGTATCAATTTGTTTGTTGTAACGGCATGGTTTGACCATCGTATCAAACTAGCATCTGCATTCCGTCTTGCTGCAGTGTCAAAATAGCAGCCCCTGAAGTTCTATCGGTAGATCCTACCACTGATGGAGCTGTTATAGAGCTTCAATAAGGGGGCTCATAGTATGTTAGATCCCAAAAAAGATTTAGAAGAAATCAAAGCTGCAATGAAAATTGATACGGATGATGACGACAAAGAAGTGACTAGAGCATTTACAACAGCAATCGGAACGATTAAGGGGGCACTCGGAAGAGATAAGCCCTCTTTCTATGTTCAAGAAAACGAGATTGTGGAATTGCTTAACACTGCTGCCATAATGCTTGCTGACCATTATTACAAGGCTAGATCGGCAACGATTGAATCAAGTAATATGAATGGCACCTTACGAGAATTCGATTTGGGATATACAAGCTTGATTTCATTATTAAAAGCGGAATATAAGGTGTTTAAGGAAGGTGATCCTATTGACGGTTAGTCGTACAGGAAAACTCACTAAACGCGCGCAGTTTTTGAAACAAGATGGTTTTAAAACAGGACCTAATGGGACAAAAATGCCGAATTACGTTGAGGTGATGAGGCCTTGGTTTGGATACAAACAGAAATATCTAACCGAAGTTAAAAGTGAAGATACTTCATATAAAAACACTGTTAACATTGTGATTCGGCAAAAGCAAAAACAAACAGTCACTCCCGATATGATAGTTAGTATAAAGGGAGTTCAATATAACATTGTTGACATCAATCCAGATGTTGAAAACGAGGATTTTATGCTTTTGATACTAAAGGCGGTGGAATGATGAGTGTAACAATCGATCTTGGCGACTTAGAAAGAAACGTCGCACAAACCATTGCTGATGTTGAAGGTAAGATCCGTCGCAAGGCAGGAAAATCGGCAGGCTTCAAACTTGGAGAAGCTTTAGAAGCGAATACTCCGGTTGATGCATCAACTGGTAAGATCTTACTTGAAGAGACAGTAACAGTAGGCGCGGTTCAAGATAATGGTGATGTTGATGTTGGATATGGTCGAGGTGCTTACTTCCGTGCTCACGTTGTAAATATGGGTTCTGAATTCCAAAGTGGACAGCATTTTATAGAAAAAACTGCTGATACCGAAGCAGAAGCTATAATGCAAGAGTATATGGAACAATTAAAAGGAGGATTAGGATTATGACGCCAGTTGCGGAAGTAGCGGTAAATATATTGCCGAAAATATTTCCGGAGATTGATTCGAATCTTTTCTTTCCCTATACAGTACCTGAAAAATACCAAAGCTTAGATCAAGTACCATATTTCAAGATTGAAAATGTTGGAGAAACAAACGGATCTCACGGATCAGACAAATACCATTCAAGAAGCTATCGCATTCAGGTAATGGCTTTTATTGATCTAAGGAAAACAGATATTGAAGAACTAAACGACAAATTAGATCGTGGTATGGAAGAAGCGGATTTCTTTCAAATATACGGGGAAGATAGACCGCATTCGGAAAACGAAAATATACACGTACTGATTAGACAGTACACTCATACAAGGAGGAAATAACATGACATTAGTAGGTTTTAAAAGAGCGACAATTCAAATCTTAGATGAAAGTTTAAAGCCAGTTCCCGCTAAAAAGTATGTAATCGAAGGGAAGACAAATGAAGGCGCGACTAGCGCTTTCGAAATTACGGGACTATCCCCAGAAGCAGTCAAAGCATATGGATCAGATATCCCTTATTTTATCATTCAAGAGGGAACTGGTGAGGTTGCTGCTACCTTTAGTGCTCTAGACTTGCCTTTTGAGGTTGAAAACGAAGTATTAGGGCGCACAAAAGCAACGAATGGCGTTTATCATGCTGGAGAGAAAACAAAACCGCCTTATTGTGCAGTTCTGTTTGAATCATCAACGTTACGTGGTGAAAAGATGGGAACAGGATTATATGCTGGAAAATTTGGACGTGAATCTATCACCGCGAATACAAAAGAAGGAACAACTCCGACACCTGAAGCGGATCAGTTTACGTTTGCACCAGTTCCAAAGAAAATCGATGATGCAAATGAGACTGTAGGCTTTGCAGTTGGAGACGAGTCGTTTGCTGCTTTAGTCACTGAATTGTTTGGAGAAACTTCGGGGGAGTAGCAGTCCCTGTAATTGGAGAAATATCGCCGACAACTGACGGGGCAGTTATCAATTTATCATAAGAAAGGAAATTAATATGGTAGAGACATTTAGAATATATAAAGGTGATTCAATTGTAAAAGAAGGTCCTTCGCCTTTAACAATTACTGGAGAAGAAGCAAATAAAAATGTAGTTGCCGGGGAATACAAAGCAACACGTGTTGTAGGAGATAGCGAATCTGCGAAAGTGGATATTCCTTCCTTTAAAACGCTGTCAATTCCAGTTTCGAGTGTAAGCTTAGATAAATCGACAGCAGATGTTGCTGTTGGAGGGTCAGTTAAGTTGACACCGACTGTATTACCCGAGAACGCAAGTGATAAATCTGGATCATGGTCCAGTTCTGATACTGCCGTAGCAACAGTGAGTGGTGGAACAGTCACAGTTAAAGCTGATGCAACAGTTGGTGCGACTACTGATGTTACTTTTACTACAAAAGATGGTGCAAAAACAGCTACATGCACAATTACTGTTATTGAAGGTTAGTCATTTGACTAGCCTTTTTGATTTATTTTAGGAGGAAAGAACATGACAGAAATTAAGTTATCTCTTCGTATGAAAGATGGCAAAACCAAGACTTTTACTCAAGACTTCGTACCATTCAAAAAAAGGCTTGATTACGTTCGAGAAGAAACGGAATTGGTGGAGAGAACTGATAAAGATGGAAAGCCATTACCTGCTACATCTGAAGAATTGACAGAATTTAGAGCAAATTTTGTAGCAGGTCTTTTTGACGATAAACAAGTAACTGGTAATGCAATTTTAAATGGCATTGACGTGGAAGACCCTGTAATCATGGATATCATTTTATATCGTGTTCTAGGTTTGCGAAAAGAAGAAATCTCTGAGGAGAACGACGAAAAAAAGGAAGTCTAAAGGGAAGCGAGCTTTATTCTTCTCTTATTAATTTTATGAAGCAAACAATCATAGCTTTCCCAGGCTGGAATATTAATACGATTCTAGAAACTGACGTTCGTTATCTAGATGAAATTATGTTCTCAGATGTTGAAAGTCCCGAAGCAGTGGATTTACAAAGAGAAGTTGTTTCGATGGAAGATTGGTTCAAAGAAATAAATAAGTGAAGAAAGGAGGTAAATAAGTGGTACAAAATGGCAAGCCTTTAGGTCAAATGCTGATAACGCTAGGGTTAGATACTACGGCATTTTCAAGTAGTCTAACAGGAGCGACTCGAGCAACAAAAACTGCAGCAAAAGAAATGCAAGCAGGGCTAAAAATAGTCGATTCTGGCGGAAAGAAAATCGATACATTAGCTTTCAAACAGCAAGCATTAAACAAGGTTATTGAAGCACAAAAGAATGAGTTGGGATACCTAAAACAGGCTTATGATAAAACTCTGGATTCTCAAGGAAATGCTACTTCGACAACTGCTAAAGCAGCTCAAAAATATAACGATGCTCAAGCTAAACTAGCTGGCTACGAGCAGCAATTAAAATCTACTGTTGGCCAATTAGCTCGTCTTGATATTGAAACGAATGGAGTTACTGGATGGCTTAACAAACAGGGCGATGCTTTCATCAAACAAGGCGAGAAAATCCAAAAGTTTGGCAGTGTGGTATCTAGTGTAGGATCATCATTAACAACAGGAATTACTCTTCCATTAGTTGCTGGAGCAACAGCAGTTACAAAAGCAGCTATTGATTGGGAGTCTGCTTTCGCTGGTGTCAAGAAAACTTCTGACGAAGTTGTGGACAGTAACGGAAATGTAGTGTATTCATACGATGATTTAGAGAGCAGTTTGAGAGATTTAGCTAAGCAACTACCTTCAACGCACTCAGAAATAGCCTCTGTAGCAGAGGCTGCAGGACAATTAGGCATTCAAACGCAAAATGTTTCGGCATTTACTAAAGTAATGATCGATTTAGGTGAGTCAACAAACATGAGCGCTGAAACAGCTGCTACTGAGTTGGCTCGTTTTGCTAACATAACACAAATGTCTCAAGATAAATTTAGCAACCTTGGATCAGCTATTGTAGATTTGGGAAATAACTTTGCAACGACCGAATCAGAAATATCCGAAATGGCATTACGTTTAGCTGGAGCAGGACACCAAGTAGGAATGAGTGAAGGGGACATTTTAGGTTTTGCCGCTGCGTTAAGCTCGGTTGGTGTTGAAGCAGAAGCTGGTGGATCTGCCTTTTCTAAAGTCATGGTTCAAATGCAACTGGCTGTTGAAAAAGGGACCGGAGCCTTTGAAGAGTTAAAGGGACATGCTGAGGATCAAGGTGTGTCATGGGAACGATTGGTTTCTGCTGTTCGAAACGGTGGCAAGGAACTAACTGGTGTTTCTAAAGAAATGGGCTTCACTTCGTCTGAATTGAAGAAGATGTACAAAGAAGCTGATAAATCAAAAACCTCATTGGAGCAGTTTGCTGATGTAGCTGGACTAACTGGCGAGCAATTTTCAAAAATGTTCAAAGATGATCCAAGCACGGCAATCATGAAATTTGTTGAAGGTCTTGGTAAAGCTGAGGAAAACGGAACATCTGCTATTAAAGTCTTAGATGACATGGATATCAAAGAAGTTCGATTGCGAGATAGCTTGCTAAGAGCTGCTAATGCTAGCGGTGTTTTCTCTGGTGCAGTTGAGATGGGTAATAAAGCATTTGGTGAAAATACTGCTCTTGCTGAAGAAGCAGGCAAAAGGTATGAAACAACAGAATCCAAATTGAAGATGTTGAAAAATGAAGTAGTAGATGCAGCTATTGAATTTGGGGGTCCACTTGTTGATGCATTAAGAGATGGTCTTGAAGCTTCTAAGCCTTTGATTAAAAGTCTGGGTAATCTAGCAAAGTCTTTCAGCTCTTTAGATAAAGAACAACAAAGAAACATTGTCAAATGGGGACTAATAGCTGCCGCAGCTGGTCCAACTCTCAAACTACTTGGGAGTGGTATTTCTATAGTTGGATCTGTCACTAAAGGTGTTGGAAAACTTTCAAAGGGTATTGTCAAACTTGCAGCTGATGCAGCTGAAAAGAAAGCGTTGGGTGGCCTAGCAACTTCAATTTCGGGTGTTGGAACAGCCGCAACAACAGCAGTTGGGGCTGGAACAGCTGGAGCAACAACTGGAGGAATTGCCGGTATGGGCACAGCAATTGCAGGCTTGGCTGGTCCAGTCGCTATAGGTATTGCTGCATTAGGTGCTGTTGCTGGAGCAGTTTATCTTGGTAAAAAAGCATATGACGAACACCAACTTGCAGGAGCTAAGTGGGGAACTAAAGTAACCGAAGAACAAGATAAAGTGATTACTAAGTCCTATGAATTACGGGAAAAAGCAGTCAAGTACATTGATGAATATGCAGATGGAGTTAAAGGATCGGCTGATAAAGCCATCAAAGCAAACAACGCAATTATTGACTCTATACAAGCAACTATTGACAAAGAATATGAACGAAAAAAGAAAAATGCCGAGAGTGTTGATAACCAAGGCATTCAAGATAGTTTAAAGCAGCAAGCTGAAAATGATAAAAAATATGGTGAGCAGTTAGCGGATCAAGCAAAAAAAAGAGTTGACCGTATCAACAAAATTTTATCTGATGCAAGTAAAAATAGCCGCGAACTATCTGATCAGGAACGTGCATATATAGAAGCAAATTACAATCAGTTATCAGATAAGCAGCTAAAACTTGCAGGCTTTACTTCTGAGCAACGAATTGCAATTGAATCTGCGTATCAAGACAAATTAAGCAAGCTTACTGACAGACAACTTGAGGATCGAGCAAATAGTGTTGGAAAAGCTTTAAATACAGAACAAGAGAAGTATGAACAGAATAGAAAAGCGATCATCGAAGGTACTAAGGATAATGTACAAAGACAAAAAGCTTTGCTTGAAGAATTGGATAAGGAACATAAAAATAGTTCTGAATCTATGATACTAGGTTTAGCAAAACTACGGTTGGAACAAGGCTACAGTTTGGAACAAATGTCATCTGTTTGGCAACAGTATGGATGGACCGTTGATGAAGTTGCTGATTTAGTGAATTCAAGTGTCGATGATACAACAAAAAATCTTGATATGTTAGCTAAAGGCACCGAAGAAGCCGATATCCAGTGGAATCAAATGGCTCTCGATCCGAAAACTGGTGAAGTCAGAACAAACATGGCTGATGTATTGAAAGATATGGCTTCAACGGATGAAGGTTGGCAACAGCTAAAATTTATTGCTAAAAATGCTGATATTTCTACAAATGCAAAAGAAGAAATTGCTATTGCTATGGGAGAATCTGGTAAGTGGAACAATCTTTATCTTACTGATAAAAAGCTTCTTGTGGGTAACGATGAAGCAATGCTCAACTTATATGACACAATAGAAGAGATGGGATTATGGAATGCCTATAATTCTGATAGGAAAACTTTAGGTGTTGATAATGCAGATGCTCTTTATAAGTTGCTTGATACTAAAGGGAAACTGTCTGATTGGAATGCTTTGCCTCCGGAAGTTAAAACTCTAATCGCTGATAACCCAGCCAAGCTAACGGTTGAGCAGACTCAGTCGGCTTTAGAGAAATACAACAAATTAAGTCCAGAATTGAAGAAGTTGTTTGGCGATAATACAAGTGTTGTCAATAATATCAATACAGCGCAATCTAAAATCAGAAACTACAATGAAACTAGTGTTGGAGCGAAACATTTACACGCAACAGCGGATTATTCAGAGGTTGAAAGAGCTAAAGCAGCTATAGCGGAAGTATATAGTAAAAATGTCGTTATTGATGTTGAATATCGTGGTAGAAGAACTGGGCAACAAGCAATTCCGAATGCTAAAGGAACAAATTACCATCCGGGCGGTGATATGATCGTAAACGATCAAGTCGGTCCGCTATATAAAGAGTTGGTTCAATTCCCTGGTCAAACACCATTTATTCCTCAAGGTAGAAACGTCTATATTCCAAATGCACCGGTAGGAACTAAGGTTGCTAAAGCTAGTGTTACAAAAAAAATTCTAAGCCGTTTGAAAATACCGAAATACGCTGGTGGTGTCGGTGTTCCGGAGAACTCATCGATGGTAAGAAATTTAAGAAGTATGGCTTCTCCTAAGGAATCTAGCTCTATTAATATACGCACGCAAGATTATTCTAAACATTTTGAGATGTTAATCGATATAATGTCTAACTTTAGCGAAGATCTGAGAAATATGAAAGTAATACTCGATGGAAGAAATGTTACAAAATCAGTTGAAACAAGACAAATAAACCAGCAAATAAAAAATGATATAAAAGCAGGGAGGAGAACGAGATGATTAGTGATCTAGAGATTAAATTAAATGATTTCAGTTTGTCAGATTACTTTGATTTAACTGATGAGCCAGATCGTGGTCTCTTCCCTGAAGTGCAACATGAATTAGTTCAAATGGCACAATCAAACGGATCAAGTATCGTCAATAAAAGATTGGGACACAGAATTATTACATTACCTTTATTTGCTTTAAGTGGCAATTTTAGACAAACAAAAGACGACCTTGCCAATATACTGTTTAAAAATGGAAAACAAAAACTTTGGTTTTCGGATGAACCTGACCGTTATTGGTTTGTTGAACTTACAGGTGAATCAAGTTGGAAGCGATCGCTCGAAAATAAAGGAGAAGCATTCGGGGAGTTGAAATTTCTCTGTGATGATGGTTTAGCGTATGCAACTGAGTCGAGATCATTCCCGTTTTCCAACTCGAATGACGGAATATTGACTACAATCAAAAATAATGGAACTTTTAACACAACTGTAGATTTCAATGTGAACTTTTTGTCAGATGCTAATTCAATTGCGTTTGTGTCTGGTGAAAAAGTGTTGCAGTTGGGATCTGCAGAGGCACCTGATTCTAGCGGAGAAGTACCCAAAACAGAGCTTGTTTTAAAAGATCAGATGACTAGTTCCACTAGCGCTCAATGGAACATTAATCAAGCTAGAATTCGTCGTAATGAAAGCGCAGGAGATCATACTTCAAAACGGATGGGAAGTTTAAAGTATGATTCAACTGGTACATGGGTCAATAGTACAGGCAGCGTTACTGATGAAGACAAGTTTTGGCATGGTCCATCAATAAGTCGAGATATTATTGAAATGGAAAACTGGGAAGTTTGGAGCGCAGTTACCTTTAAATCTACAGGGGGAGGAAAATCGGAAGCTGCTCAAGAAGGTTTAATGGAAATTAATGTACTGGATGAGGATAACAACTTCTTAATGGGGTTGCAATTGATGGATGGATATCCTTCTCTCGATAAAGTTAGTTGGACATTCTTCATTGGAGACAACGTAGTTGATTGGGGTTATTTTCCAAGCAGTGTAATGAAATCTGGGGGTGGATTTTACGGACAAGTTATCTTCAAAAAAGTAGACAACAAATTTAGTTTTAAAATTGCACGAGTGTCAAACAACAAGGAGACCTGGAGAGTAACTAGAGAAACTGTAAACAACACAATTGCTACACTCTCAGCTAAGCGGGTGTCATATTATATGGCCACCTACGGAAAGCAACCTGCTTATAATATGGGGGTTAGTTTCTGCCAAATCAAAAAGATTAATTCTTTAGACCCGTTAAATGTGCCTTTAACGTTTTACGAAGGCGACTATCTGCAGGTTATTGATAACAAGATTTACTTGAATAGTGTTTTATCTGGAGACTATAGGGTTGTCGGCAGTAGCAATGTATTTACGGTGGATGCTAGTTCAACAACACCAATCTATTGCGTGACAGATGGAGATGTGACTGCTACTGCAGAAATTAGGGAGCGATTCGTATGATATTACACTTTTTGGACAAACAAATGAATCATATAGAAACAGTGGACACTTCCTATCAGATGGATACAATTATTTCTGAGCTTTTTATTGAAAAAGAATTAGTTAATGGTACTGCTATTCATACTGCGAGCTTTGATATTTATAAAACGAGTGATATTAGTGAGAAGTTAAATCTTGGAAAATTTTTAATCATTGATGACTTAAAAATTTTAATGGTCATCATGGCAGAATCAGAAGAAACTGAATATGTTAGACCAGTGACTTGTTATGATTTAGGTGTGTCACTTAGAAACGGTAGTGCAGTAATGATTGATTCAAGAGATGCACAATATATTGATTATTATGTCAATCGAGAAATTGCTCAGACGGACTGGGAGATAGGTAGAAATGAGCTTGGAACAGATATTAAGAAGATAGGAAACTTTTCTGAAGAATCACCACTTTCTCGTTTGCAATCGATATGTGAGTTATTTAACTGCGAGATGTCTTTTAGATATGAGTTTTCAAATCTAAAAGTGACAAAAAAATACATTGATATCTTGTATAGCATCGGTGTCGATCGATCAAATGATATTCATTATTCTGGAGAAGATGTAGTTTCAATTAGTAAATCATCAGATATCTATAATTTCTTTTCAGCGATTAGAGATCAAAATCAGGGCTTCAATGACTTGGTACTAGACGATGGTAGATTTTTTACTATGAAAGGTGAGTCAATTATTTATGATCGCCAATCAAATACAGAATATGGGTATTCTAATACATCTAAAGACGTGTTTACTAGTTATACATTTGGTAATTTTTCTTCAAGTGATGAATTGAGTCCACAAGAAAGATATAACCAGGGATTGGATTTATTAAAAGCAAGCAACAGTCCGACCTTAGAAGTTACGGTAAACCATCTTTTTGAGATGGGTGATTTAGATGTTGGAGATACAGTCATCTATATTGACGAAGAATTCAAACCAGCATTAAGGGTAAAAGCAAGGGTCAAAAAGATTACTATGAATGATGATCAAACAAAAAATGAGGTGGAATTAAGCAACTATGAACTTCTGCAAAGTCAGATTTCATCTGATGTCATTGCCCTTCAACAACAACTTGCACCGCCAAAAGATATCTATCTAGTTAAGATATCGTCAGATAGTCCAACATCGATTAAAGATAATGTAGGCAACATTACACTTACAGCGACGGTCTATCACAATGGTAGAGATATTACACCTAAAGTGAATAAGGATACTTTTGTATGGACGAAGCAAAATGAACAAGGCATTCACGACGAGCAGTGGGAAGCGAATGCTAAGGGAAGTCAAGTTGTCATTCCCAAAAATAGTATCTCAGAAAAAACAGATATCATAAAATGCCAAGCTGTTGTATTCGAAACACCTGGTGTACAAGCAATCTACTTTATAAATGGGTTAAAGTCAGTCACTAACGATGTTTTGCGGTATATCAATAAGGAAATGATTGTAAGTGCATTTATCACTGATATACATTTCGCAACTGACACAGCTATCCGTGATGATTTATCAAATTATGGTATTTCTCATCGACATGTAGATAATGTGGTTGCTTTTAGTAAAAATATTGCTCTAGATTATATTGTTGGTGGAGGAGACTTGATTGACGGTAGCACTTACAATAAAACATTAGCTAAGAGAGACTTAACAAATATTGTATCAAGAATGGGAAACGCAGATTGTCCTTATTTTTCGATTATTGGAAACCATGAATTTAATTCATGGGGAGATGGAAGATCAGGTGGGATTCTTAAAAAAGTGAATGCTTATCAAATGAAAGACCCAAGCAGCACCTTGTTTGTTGGAAAGTTAAAAAATGTTCTAACGATGAGTGAGTTATATCAGGCAATGATTCGTCCATCAACAATATTCTCAATAAATGATAGTGGAAAAGGCTATTACTATTATGATGTTCCTGATAAAAATTTTCGTGCGATATTTCTTAACTCAAGCGATATTCCGTTAACCCTCGATGTGGATGGATATGCAAAGTACAACCCTATTGGTGTTTCTGGTTATCGCCAAGAACAAATTGACTGGTTGAAAAATGTTTTATTAAATACACCAACATCAATGACAGTTGGCGTGTACCAGCATTTTCCATTCGGAAGAAGATATGATGCAAACGATAATAGTTATCCATATAATTATGAAATGATTGATGGTTTGTTATCGGCTTTTAAAACTGGAGGCAGTTTTACTAGAACCTATTCAGATAATGTAGATTTTCAAGCAAGTGTTTCCGTCAATTTTAATGGGCGAAAGGGAACAGTTGCTTTTTTGATGCACGGACACACTCATAAAGATCGAATTTCGCTTGGAGAAGATGGTATCCATAATGTGTCGACTGGATGTTCAGTTAGTCGACCAAAACACGATATGATAGATCGTTCAATCGGAACATTGAGTGAAGATTTATGGGATGTTGTAGCTGTTGATACAAAGAATAGAAAAGTAAAAATGTTTCGGTTTGGTAGTGGAGAGGATCGAGAGTTCTCGTATTAAGGAGGGAATATTTTGGCTATAGTTGAAGATCAAATTAGTTTCGCACGTGTAGAAGATGGCGAAGATGGAAGAGGAATCAAAGGGACACCTGTCTCAACTTATGCACAATCAACAAGTGGTACGACTCCGCCAACTACATGGTCAGATACTAGACCAAATGTGCCAGCTGGACAGTATCTTTGGACAAGAGTTGTCACAACATATACAGACGACACAACATCAGAAACCCAGACACCTACATTAATGGGAAAAGAAGGAACACCCGGCCTAGGTATTAAATCTAAGTCTATTAGCTATGCAATCGGTACAAGCGGAAATACACCACCAACTAGCGGTTGGCAAGAGTCGATTCCTAATGTATCAGCAAATCAATATCTTTGGACAAAAACGACACTTGTTTATACTGATGACTCAAAAACAGAGGCCTATTCAGTTGGGAAGATGGGGGCTAATGGCGCAGATGCCAAACTTCTTTATATAACTGCATCAGCAGAGAATATGGTATTTAATGCTGACGATACACCAAAAACAACACAGACGATCAATATAACAGCAAAGCTCCAAAACGTTACTGGAACAGCGACGTTCGCTGCTATTCCCTATATCGGCAATACAGCACAAGCTGCTATTACGTTAGGCGGAAGTGGAAATACAAGAACCTTAACAAGTGCACAATGGACGAACAAAAACTGGACCTTAATTGCCATCACTGCCACTTTAGATAATCTAAGCGATACGTTAAGTATTGTAAAAGTAAAGGATGGAAAAGAAGGCGAAGATGGACAAGATGCTCATATTTATCAAGCTTACGCATGGAGCGCTGACGGCACTGACCGCTTTACTACGACATATCCGGGCGAGAATTTAGTCCTAAATTATGATTTCTCGAAAGACCCCACTATTAATGGTTGGACAGGAAATGGTGCGACTATAGAATATTCAGACGGGAACATGCAAGTGTTGTTTAACGACTCATCAACTAACAGAAGAGTCTATTATAGCAATGACTTATTAACCAACTACTTGCCAGCAGGAGTTAAATATTCCGTCACAATAGACGCATTCAGCAACAATGGAGGGTATATACGGGTAGGTAACTTCGATACTTTAAGTGCTTGGCAAACAATAAAACAAGGTGATACACCCTCAACGTATAAATTTGAAGGTCTAACCGCTGGGACAAATAATGCTTTTAGTATACAGGGTAATTCAAATGCTTTAATTGTACGCATACTAAAAATAAAAATAGAATTAGGAAACACGGCAACCATCTACACACCAGCACCATCTGAAGACTTTATCAATGCATATCCTTCTTATGTAGGATCGTACACAACATTTGATGATGTCCAATCAACAAATCCTGCTGACTATACCTGGCAACGATTCATGGGGAATCAGGGGAAAGATGGCGAGGATGGGATAAGTATTATAGGGGTTGAAGTACAGTATGCTCAAACTACAACATCGACTGAACCCACTTCGGGCTGGTCTTATACACGTCCTACACCCATACCTGGTCAATATTTATGGACAAGAACACGAAATAAATTTTCTGATGGTACATTTGGTTCGTGGGCAACATTTCCAACTATGATTGGCAGAGATGCAATCGTTGTTTCAGAAATCGCACCTGCTAATCCATCAATTGGTACCCTGTGGCAAAAGCCTAGCGATCCAAATGTACAAAAATGGAACGGTACCAAATGGGAGAATTGGGGAATCGCACCAGAAAATATTGTAGCGGATAATCTGGTGGTTAAAGATGGTAGGTTTGAAAAACTTGTAGGGGCTGAATTAGAAAGTGGTACGATTACCAATTCTTTTGATTTTTGGGATGGGAGCTTAGTACCGAACACTAGTGCTCAGATGTGGCGAAGAGGAAAAACCACTATAAAAAATGCGGAAGTCACTACTCTTTGGGAAGACTACAACAAAAGCACGGGGGCAAAAGTCAAAGAAGGTGGCGTTATACATGATTCTGATGGAACATCTGTATACATTAATGATCCATCTAATTTCAATCAAACAGCTTCGTATAGGTCCTCAGGGATTCTTTTGAGGGATTCTCGTGTTCCTAGCAATGTATCAGGTTCTTTCCTGTCTTATAATGATTTATTGATTTATCCTGCTACTCCAATTCCAGCAGCTTCCGGGTGGTCAGCATATGCAACTTCCGGAGCTAACCAGCCGATGGCAGTTAGATATGGAAGAAGTGTTAGATTAACCGGTGCGTTCAAGAATAATACAACTTTGCCGAATACTAACGAAATTTACAAGATAGGTACCCTCCCTGTAGGTTTACGACCTTCAACTCAAGAAAAGTGGTTGGCAAAAGGCGCGGGAACAACGATATTCCAAATAACCGTTGATACAAATGGGGATATACTTGTCAATTATCGTCTCGGTTGGACAGGCAGTACATTTGGTTATCTTACAAACAATTCTGGAGACATTTTCAATATAGCGGGTGGTTTTGCTGCAGCTGATATATAGGAGGAATCTTGATGTTAGAAGAATTTAAAAAACAATATATTGAGAAATGTATTCATGGAGACGGCTTTGACAACGAATTAAACAGCTTGTTTGAACAGGTCTTAATCGAGGTTTTTAAGGATGATAGCGAAAAAATGAGCGCATTTATCCAATCAATCAATGATGAGGTATTACCTGAAGAATTATCTGAGGTTGAGCTATTGAAACAAGAGAACACAAAGTTACAGGCAGCAATCAAATCCATGCAAGATGAATCTGAAATGGTTCAAAATGCCTTCATGGAAATATCAGATTATGTTTTCTCAAATTAAAGGAGGAGTGAAAAATGGAATTTTCAGCGTTGAAAATGTTATATGCAACACACGTAATTGAAGGAAAACGCACAATCGAAAGTGTGCCAGATATTTTACGAGAAGATGTTGCAAAAATTGTAGACGAAGCAAAAAAGCCAGAAGGAACAAAATAATCGGATATGTAGTATCAGGAGCGATCGGCTTTATAGCCGGTTGCTTTTTATTTTAAGTGAGAAGGTGAAGCATGTTAAATGTGGGAGAATTAGCGACGTGGGCTGGATGGGTAATGACAATTATTGGCTTAGTTGCATTTGTTGTCCGGCCAGTAATGAGTAATTTTACGAAAATAGCAGAAAACTTAACCAAACTTAGTCACAGCTTGGATCTGTTGAATAGAGATTTAGAAGCCAGCAAATCTGATCGTGTTGAAATTCATAACGAACTCAAGCAGCATGATGAACGACTAGACAGGCACAATGAACGACTAATTGAACATGGTGAACAACTAAAATCTTTATGGAAAGAAAGAGGTAAATAGTATGAAAATGACAAACGAACAATATGATTTAGCAAAAAAAATCATCACACAATGGTCGCCGGCTTTAGGGGTCTTGATTGCTGGGATTGCAACGTTATATGATTTTGATGCAACTAAAATCGTTGGAGTGATTTCCTTGGTTACTGCATTTGCAGGTGTAGTGCTGGGAGTTTCAAGCAATAACTATAACTATAAAGATTATGGCGATGGCCAAGAATTTACTGATCACAAAGAGTAGTCGATTGACTGCTCTTTTTAATTTGAAAGGATGGTAAATATGAGTTTTATCAAATACGAGTATATCCGAATCAACAAATTTTCTCGTCCAGGAATTAAAAATTCTGGAATCAAAGGCTTGATCATGCATTATACTGCGAACAACGGAGGAACCGCGCGAAATCATAAAAGCTACTTCAACAACCTTAACGGTGTTTATGCTTCTGCTCATTTGTTTGTGGATGATGAGGAAGCTATTTGTATCATTCCATTGAATGAAGTGGCTTACCATGCAAATGACATTCAAAAATATGTTAACGGGCAACCGTATTATCCATTAAGAAGTATTATTGGCAATGCCAATTATTCAACAATCGGAATAGAAATGTGTTTGGATAGAAACGGCAAGATCACTGAAAAGACATTCCAAAATACGGTAAAAGCAGTAAAAGAGTTGATCGCTAAGTATCCGAATATTACTCGAGATAAGATTTGGCGCCATTATGATGTTACTAGCAAGAATTGTCCGGCGCCTTGGGTAGCGAAGCCTAGTGAACTTGAACGATTCAAAGATGCAGTGTTTGGGAAAACAAACAGTTCTAAACCAGCAGAAAAACCAAGTAAGCCTTCGGTTAAGCCAAGCTACACAAGAATCGCAGAAGATGGGATGTTTGGTCCAGGAACAGCTAATCGGGCGATGGAATACGAAGGAATGACACCAGATGACGAGATAAGTCATCAATACCGGCAAGCGTGTAACAAGAATCTGTATGCAGCGAAGTTTGATAAAACTTTGATTGGATCGAATCTCATTCGTGCATGGCAAAAACGATTGAAAGCCAAAGGATTTTACAAGGGTGCAATTGATGGATTGTGTGGAACCGAGATGATCAAAGCCATGCAACGTGCGTTGAAGACCACAGTTGACGGAATTATCAGTCCGAAATCCGATATGGTTAAGGCATTACAGAGAGCATTGAACAATAATAAACTTCCATGGTAAAAAAATAGCCCGCATAAGCGGGCTTCAATTAACTTGAATTCATATCATTTGCAAAAATGTTTTTTTTCCCATAAGGTTACCCTGCAACATGCATTAATCTAAGAAGAGTACTGGCACAGAAAACTTGGGGAAGTTTTTCTGGACTGCGACCAGTACTCTTCGTATTTATTTTATCATTGTTCTTACTTAATAG